TAGAGTTTATACGCAGTTTTAGAAAGGTTTACATACATTCTCGGTGTTTAAATACTGCAGATGAGTTTGTTAAATACAGTTACAAAGTTGACAGATTGACTGAAGATATATTACCAACAATAGTTGATTCTAATAATCACTATATTGATGCTTTACGATATGCCCTGCAACCAATGATTAAAAGAAAAGGGAAACCAAAACTAGCAAAAGTAATAGGAGCGTAAAATGGGAATTGAGAGTACAAATCCTTTGTATGATGAAACAATGAACAAATGGACAAGAGTCAGAGATTCTTTTTTAGGTTCAGATCAAATTAAATCTAAAGGTGAGGTTTACTTGCCAAAATTAACAAGTCAAGATAAAAATGAGTATGCCTCGTATGTTATGAGAGCAATGTACATTAATTCTATAAAAAACACAGTGCAAGGTTTAGTTGGTGCGGTTATGCGTATTGATCCACTTATAAATGCACCAGATAGAGTTCTTGAGTTGTCTGAAGATATTACTGGCACAGGAGTCAGTCTGAAAGATTTTATTTCTAATATGTTGTCCGAGCAATTATTAATGGGCAGACAAGGAATTTTAGTAGACAGAACTGAAGATAGAGCTTATTTATCTGGTTACACGACAGAACAAATGACAAACTGGATGGAAGATGTAATTGTTTTAAAAGAGACTTACATTCAACAAGATATTTCTGATGCTTATTCAATGACTTATGAAGTTCAATACAGAGAACTTATGATTGATGAAGATGGTAAATATTTAGTAAGAATTTGGAGAGAGAATAATGGCTGGGATGTCTGGAATGAAATCTACCCTACAAGAGTTGGTCAAGCATTAGATGAAATACCTTTTATTGCTTTAAGTGGTAATGAATTAAACTTAAATCCAACACAGCCACCTTTATTATCATTGGTTGACACCAATTTATCAATGTACCGAACTAGTGCAGATTTAGAACATGGCAGACACTTTACTGCTTTGCCTACTCCTTATGTGACTGGAATTGATGATACTAATGAGTTAAAAATTGGTTCTGGATCAGCATGGATATTGCCAGACCCTTCAAGTAAAGCTGGTTATTTAGAGTTTACAGGTCAAGGATTACAAGCATTAGAAAAAGCTGTCGAAGAAAAAAGAAGCATAATGGCAAGTCTTGGTGCTAGTTTATTGCAAACTCAAAAAACAGGTGTTGAGTCAGCAGAATCTGTAAGACTAAGACAAAACTCTGAAGCATCAGTTTTAGTTGGTGCTGTGCTTTCAGTACAAGAAGGTATTGCAAAAGCTCTGTCTGTTATGGCTGAATGGGAAGGAGTAAGTGGTGACATTGAAGTGTCATTAAACACTGATTTTGTAGACACTAAAATATCATCTGAAGATTTAACTGCATTAATGGGTGCTTGGCAGTCTGGTGCTATAAGTCATGAAACTTTCTTACACAACATGAAAAAAGGTGAAATTATTCCTGTTGATGTTACTGTTGAAGATGAAAGAGACAGGATTGATCTGCAAAATGGTATGAACCTAGATTAACCTTTAAAGGTGCGTCATGAACACTAATGAAAAAATATTAGATGAGATTGTTGGTTACGCAATTGATATACAAAGGTATGAGGCAACAGTTCAAAAAAAAATAATTAAACAACTTAAAACTTTACAGTCACAAATTGTAAAAGAACTTAAAGATTCATCTCTTGGCAGTGCAGTGAGAGTTCAAACAAAACAAAAAAGACTTAAAGCATTGTTAATTAAAACTAATGAAACTATTGCTGTTGCCTATAAAGATATATCAAAATCTCAAATAGTTATTTTAAAAGAAGTAGCTGAACTTTCTGAGATGCAGACAATATCTGCAATAAATACTTCTATAAAAGCTGACGTTGTTTCACCAACAATGAATAAAACAATGTTAAACACAATTGCATCTGATACATTAATTGAAGGTGCTCCAACTAAACAATGGTGGAAAAGAAGAACAGGTCAATTCCAAAGTAAGTTTGAAGATACTGTAAGGATGGGTATGCTTCAAAGTTTAACAACTGATCAAATTGTAAGTACCTTAGTAGGAACTCAAATAAACAAATTTAAAGATGGTGCTTTATATTCTCAATTTAGAGGTGCAGATGCATTGGTTAGAAGTTCAATACAAACTGTTGCAAACACTTCTAGATTAGAAACTTATCAAAATAACTCGGATGTTATAAAAGGTATTGAATGGTCATCAACTTTTGACAACAGAACTTCTGAAATTTGCATATCTTTAGATGGTTTACAATGGGATTTAGATTATAAACCGATTGGGCATAATAAGACATTTGTTGGATCAACTGCTCATTGGAATTGCAGAAGCACTCAAGTGCCTGTCACAAAAAGCTGGGAAGAGCTAGGATCAAAAGTTAAAGTTAAAGTTCCTGTGAGCACTCGTGCAAGTATGGACGGACAAATATCTGGTGGCAAAAACTATGAACAATGGCTGAGAGGTAAATCAAAAGCATTTCAAGTAGAGGTTTTAGGTGTCGAAAAACAAAAATTATGGAAGGAAGGTAAAATAGGTTTTAGTGATCTAATAAACCAAAGAGGCAATCCATTAACGCTTGAAGAAATAAAAGCCAAAATATAAAAACTTGACTATAACGAATTAAAGGCGTATAATGTTTTATATGGAGTTAATAATAACTTCATAAACCAAAGAAAGGAGATACAAAAATGATATACAATACTTTTGACAATATAAAAAAGTTAATAAACGAAGAAGATAAGGTGCATTACTACGCATCATCATTTGCAAACTGGTCAACTCATTCAAATTTAGCAATTTGTCTTGAAAGACAGAAAAGTGCAGACAGACCATTAACAAAAAGAATTAATGGTAAATTACATTTTCCACCAGTAGATGTGTTTTTAATTCCACACCCTGCTAAAACACCATATGAAATTTCTAATTATGTTCCAGTAGATGTGGATGCACAATTAATTGCAAAGTTTCATAATGAAGAATGGTTTACTAAATAAGCAGTTGATCAAAACAGGGTGGACTTAGCGGTCTGCCCTTTTTTTGTGTCTTAAATAAAGTTGTGGTAAAATATATTTGACAGAGTCATTTTATTAATATTACGGAGTAATATATGAGCGAAGATATAAAAGAAGCAGTTACATATTCAGAAGAAGAGTTCACAGGTGTAAAAACAAAATTAGACGAGTTTCGATCTAACAATGTTAAACTAATGAAAGAGATGGAAACATTGGCTAGTAAATTTGAGGGCATTGATGTAGATAATTACAAAGAAATGTCTGAGCAACAAGAAAAAATGCGAAATAAAAAACTCATTGATGCAGGAAAAATTGACGAGTTATTAGAAGAAAAAACAAAGCAAATGCGAGAGACTCATAATAAAGAAATACACAAAACAACAGAAGTGAATCAATCCTTACAAGATCAATTAGCTAAATTAGTTATAGATAATGCAGTTAGAGACTCGGCTACTAAAGCTGGTGTAGTAGACACAGGTATGGATGATATTTTATTAAGGTCTAAGTCCGTATTTTCATTAGTTGAAGGCAAAGCTGTACCAACAGATAATCAAGGCAACACAATTTATGGTCATGGTACAACTGATCCAATGTCAGTTAATGAATGGGTTAAATCGCAAATGGATGTAGCACCACATTTATTCAAATCATCAAATGGTGCTGGCTCCTCACATGGCACAAGACCAGTTGGATCAACTAAACAAAATCTTACCTCTGTGCAAAAATTAGAGATGGGGTTTGCAAAATAGGTTTATAATACACATATTAGCTGTCGGAGATAGTTAGACCCTACTTTATTGCCTGTGGCATGCAGTAGTAGATGTTTTTTAATCTGCCTGTATTACATGGGCATTATTTTTTTATATAGGAGTCATAACTATGGCATCAGTTACACTCGCAGAATCTGCGAAATTATCAGAAGATATGTTGGTTGCAGGAGTGATTGAAAATATCATTACTGTTAACCCTTTTTATGAAGTATTACCATTTGCAGGTATTGAAGGTAATTCTTTGGCATACAACAGAGAGAACGCACTAGGTGCTGCTCAATGGACAACTGTTGGAACTGCAATTGCAGGTGGTAAAGCACCAGCAACATTCACTCAAGTTA